GAGGCGCGGAACCAGTTGTTTGATTCGCGAAACGACTGGCGTTGCAGCGGCATTCAGTGCAGGACGCAACACGCGGTTGCGCATGCTCTTGGTAAACTTCTCCAATGACTTTTGCAGTTCTGCCGCACCGTACAATACGACGGTCGCGTTTGTGGACGATTGCGCCATATCAGTTCCCTATCGCTTCGCGGCACATGATTTCCAACATGCTGTTCCGTTCGTCAACATTCGTTACCCCTTCGACGTACAATGCTCGAGTTCCATGCAGAATCCTGTCCTTGGCCTTCAGTGTTTTCGTTCGGTTGTCACGTCGCAAAATAACGCGATGCGTAATGCGTTCGTTGTTCTGCTTTGCAATTGTCAGTTCCTCGCCGCGCAACGGTTCGATTTGCGACCAGCGTTTGTATCCCGCCCAGGTCGTCGTCGGTTGTCCGCTGGTCCCGCGACCGACCGTCGGCGTTTGAACCAGAACACTTTGCCGCAACAAACTTGACCGAACACGTTTCGCCAATTGGATGCCCCTTTACTCACGCACCGCCAGGAACCTTATACATTGCCAATTGCGCCGACAAACTGAATTCCAGTGACTTGCTGACTGCACCAATCAAAACCGCGTCGCGGTTGTCGTACCAGTGGACGACCAATGTTTGTATTGCCTGCCGCAACGGATGCGGAACCGATGACGCCGCGACGCCGTACCCGGCAACATACGTCACGGCCACCGCGTTGTAATCGTCGCGCGTAACCGGCCAGGCCTGACCGAATTTCAATTTAACGCGACCCGGTGTTGACTTCGCATCGACCTGATACACCGACGTTGCCATTGTCTGCGATGCGCCGTCGGCGTCGATGTACACGATAGACGTGACCGATGCCAACGGTGGTCGCGGCAATTCGATTTCGGTTGGCAACCACGGCAGATAGTAGATGTATGTTGCGTTGACCAACTGGCGGCGCGTCATGCGCTGGACGAAAACCGTTGCCGCCGAAATCATGTCGTACAACGATGCGTCGTCGTCGTTGCCGTCGATTCGCCCGAACACCTTAACGTCGTCCAGCGTCACCGGCAAAATGCCAGGCAGTTCGGGTTCGGTCAGCGACGTTTTCAAATCGACGTTCGTGATCGTCATGCCGTCGCCTTGTGTTTCGGTTTGCGCCGCGTGTATTTGCGCTTGGTGCGGGGTTTCGCGTCGTCGGATATCAACGCTGCGTTTTCCGGTCCGGTTCCCATCGTTGCGGTTTCCACCGTTGCGGGTTCCATCGCTGCGGGTTCCTCCGCTGCCGGTTCCAGGTCGACCCGTTCGCCAACGCCCAAATATTCGTATTGCGACAGGACACCACCGGAAACCGTCACCACCTCGCCCTTCTGCCACGTTCGATAGTTCTTGGTGAACCGCATTGGAATCGTGTTAGCAATTGCCATGCAATGTTTTTCCTTGTCAATTCGCGACACAACGCACCGCGCCACAGTGAAAACGCGGTGCGTTGTTGTCGCGAACCATCAATCAGACCCGAAGTATTCCCGTCGTCCCAACGTCGCCCGCGCCGGCAACGGTCGTCGGCGTCGATTCCGTTCGTGACAGAATCGCAAACGCGACGAAAAACGAACCCGCACTGCCGTCGCCAATCGTCGCGGTCAAGTCCAGATACCGCTTGCGACCGCGAAGGTCAATTTGAAAGACGAAAAACTTGTTGTCTTCGGTGGCACTTGGCAACGACGACGTTGTGCCAACAATATCGCTGCTGGTCCCGTAAATCAGTCCCGTGACGTTTCCGTGACCGCTGCCCGACGTGTCCGACTCGGTGACCGCAAGCGCGGTCATTGCAATGTCGGTCGCGCCCAGGTAACAAACGACCGTTGCATAGTCAAACCCCTGCGTGTCAACCTCTGCGGTCGTCGCCGACGCATTGTCGATGATTGCCGCCGGTGGCGTTATGCCAACATATTTTACATTCTGCGCTTCGACTGTCATTTTGAAAATCTCCGTTCAAGGTTTATTTCGTACCGATACGGTCGCTTATTAGTCGCCCATCAAACCGACAATTGCGCCACTGGTCGAACTGTCGCCCGCTTCGTGGAACACAATGTCAATCCGTTCCGTCGCACGAAACGCGGTCTGGTCGTTTTCCAGATAACGCGACGCATCGGCGACCAGCGTGATGTCACGACGGCGACCGAAGGTGCATGCCTGATTCAGCGACCCAAACAGTGCCATCGTTTTTTCGGACAAGTCACTGGTTGACGTTTGCAGTTTTTGACTGATGACAACCGGATACCCGAAGTAACTTCGCGTAATCCCCTGCGTGATCGTCTGCGACGTTTCGCCACCGGCAGTGTGTGCCAGGCGTTCCATCATCGAACCGAACCCGGTTTGACTCACAAACCATTTCGCGTTCGCATACGCATATTCGGGCAATCGGCCCATTGCGCCAGTCAGGTCGGCAACGGTAATTTCGCCGAATGTGTCGTTACCGCTTGCCGCCGTGTAAACGCCGTTGTACGCCTCGTTGGCGTCGAATATGCCGGTCACGCCGCTGATGCCGCCGTATGTGGACGCGCCCGTACCGTTAAACCCGGCGTCGTCCTCTTCGCTGGCAAATGCAAACGCAATTTCGCCCGCAAGGAAATCGCCGATGTTTACCGCGCTGTCTTCCAGCAGGTCATTGCTGACGCGCGTCAGTGACGCCAGTTTCCTTGCCGTCAAATTAACCTGATTGAATGTTGCGTCGCTTGCGGTGATGGAATCGGTTTCATTGACCCAATAACCCGTCACGCCGGCAGTGCGGCGAGGGATCGTCATAACGTCGCGCGTCATGTCAATTACGTTCGCCTCACGCGCAAAAACCCCGAACGATTCCTTCAGGTTGATAATCGTGTCGGAAAAGTCGGACGGAACCGTCGCGCCGCCCGCTTGATTGTTCGCGCCGGTCATCACACGCAGTTCCATGTGACTGTTGTTGTTGCACCAGTCACGCGCGTCGCCGTCGCCCAACATCGCTGCCTTGATCCACATGCCAGCGCAGTGCGCCCGCAGTTCGGCATTGTCACCGGCGAAGTTCCGCAGGCGAACCCCAGGTTGCGAAATACGCGGTTCGGAATCACGCACGATGGGTTTCGTTCCCGGTTCGGTGCGCTGTGTTGACGGCACGTCGTCAAGCGATGCGGTCGCGTTTTCCAGGCGAACCGCCCGACTTTCGCGACTGTCTGCCATCGAAATGTCGTCGTTCAACCCGTCCGCGTCAGACAACAGCGAATCAATCGCTGATTCCTCGTCGGCAGTCAGGTCGCGTTCGTCTGATTTCGCGGCGTCAACGGTGGCGTTCGCCTCGTCGATTTTCGCCTTGCGCTGTTCCCGTAGGTCTGCTGAATTGTTCATTTTGTTGTTTCCTTGTTCTGTGACGTGCGACGGGAACACCAAACGAAAACGGTGCGTACCGCTCGACACGTCGTAACATTTAGTCACGTCACGTCGGACAATTCGCACCGCCGAAGGTCGGATATGATTTGCCGCCACAGTCCACGCGAAACCGCCGAAGGTCGGTCCGCACGAACTGCCGATTTCCAATTGTCAAACCACCATACACGGCAGGACCGTCGAAATCAACCCCGTGCGCGGATTCTCGCCCGTGCGGCAGTTGCACGCGGCGCACGGCGGCATTGCGACTTCCACTGCTGATACATGCCCAGGATGCCGTCGGCATTGCCGCCAGCGTCGGTATACGACCGAACGTCTGTCGTTGTCCCGGTATACGCCGGGAAGGTCACCGGCCCAACGTCGTACATCCGAACTGACTTGATGTTGCGAACGTCAGGCGCACCGGAATCGCCTTCAACGAATTCTTCGCGTTCTGTCCTGAACGCAAAGCTGGAACCGGTCAGGTCGCCGCGTTCAATTGCCGAAATGACATGCTGCGCGGCAGGCGTCGTCGGCGCGTCGATAGAGTAGCGCAACCCGATGTCGTCTGCACTCAGTTTCAGGGTTCCCGATTCGGTGCGACCCAGGATTTGCGACGTGTCATGGTTGAACAGCGCACGCACGTCGTCGCCCTCGTCAATTGACCGCGTGAACGCATCGCGGTCGATCCGCTCTACCAAGTCGGCCAAAATCTGAAATTCGGTTCCAGCGTCGCCGTCACGGTAAAACACGGCAGCATACCCGGTGATCGTCGCACCGCCGTCGTCGCGCGTTGTAACGCCAACCGGTTGAATTTCGTTCGTTGTGAATCGCCGTTCCATATCGTTTGTCCCTTATTGTTCGTGTCCGGTCGTCAACCCGACAGTGATGCACAGAAGTCGGCCAGGCGAACCATCATCTGCCCCGCCTCAAATGGTATTCGGTCACGTTCCCAATCGTCAATCACTTCCGCAATGCCTGCGCGTCGGTCGTTGCCCTCAACGCTGCGGACCTGCGCCAGTGACTGTTCGACGTATGCCACCGATGCCGATGCCGCCCATTCGCTGACCTGCGCATCGTATTCGTCGCACCCGACACTTGCCGCGTATGCCTCGACACACGGCGTGATCGCGTTGCGAACGTGTGTCACATGCGTGGTGTAGAACGCATCCAACCACGAATCGAAGTCGGCGCGCTTGGAATTGCGCCGCACTTTTTCGCGTTCGGTTCGGACGACGCTGCGCAACGCATCGACCATAACGGGTTCGTGCGCCGCTGCAATCCTGTCGAAACGGTCGCGTTGCGGCGGTTCGGGTTTTGATTCGATTGCCGCCGGCGTCGGCGTCGTCGGTGGCGTCGGTGGCGTCGGTGGCGTAACCGGAACAATGCCCGACCTGACAGGATCAACCTGCGGTTGCGGGGTTGTGGAATCCTGCATGTTCAGCGGAACCAGGTACGAATCGCCACCGTCAATCGGCGACATGTTTTCGAGTTTTCGAATATCGTTTGCGGACAACCAACCCCATTGCCGCCCGTTAACATAACCCGACATGCGCGTTGAAATTCCTCT